AGTTGACCTGGTTAAAAAAGAAATGTCTTTACCTGAAAACGCATTCCAATTTGATGTTGAACTAACATCGGGTATGGGTCAAGTAGACACATCTAAATTACCAAAAAAATCTCAAGAACCATCTGAAGAAGATATTTTAGAAAAGTTTGGTGTATCTGAAGATGAGGCGGAAGATGATATCGATAACTTCATGAAGGCTTTTGAAAAGTTTGATTTGGAAAAAGCTAAAAGAAGATTTATCAACTCATTAATTCAAGGGGCATCTAAAAAAGGACATTACATGTTTAGTTTAGTTGAAGAAGAATTAAATAGAATTGACCCAAGACTTTTAAATCTTTATGGTGTTTTAATGTCAATTAACGATTTGTTGTATTGGATTATGCCAGAACAAATGATGAATATGATGGGAGAAACTGGTCAAGGTGTTGAAGGAACTGAGGAAGTTGACGATAAGACTGACCCCCCGACTATTAAAGTTAAAGGTTTGTTCTTTCCTATTTTGATTCACGAGTTACTTAAGGGTGTATATGAAGTATTAGGTACACAAGGTTTACCTGATGACCCTAAAGCTGCCGAGATGGTTATGATGTCACAAGACACGTTACCATACGAAATGTGGGATTTAAGATTAGGTCCAGTAATTTGGGAAAGATTCTTAGAATCATACCCTGATGAGTTATTTGAGGATGATTTAAAAGAAATTCAAAACTATTTGTTCTCAAGATTCTCAGCTTTGAGTACTGAAGAATTTTTCCAAGTTGCAAGAGAAATCATGGGTAAAACATCAGCTGGAAAACAAATCGTAAAAAGAATGGTTAGTGAAATCATCGAAGAACTTAAAAAATACGACTACGAAGACGCTATTAGTTCTAATGATGAGGACGAAGAAGACGATGATGACTTCAGAAACTTTTTGGGTGGTTTAGGTATAGATTTATCATAAATGATTTATACTATGATTAATGGCGTTATCGAAAGAACAAGCAATATTAGAATATGCTAAATGCGTAAAAAACACACCTTACGCACTTAGAACATATTTACAGACTTACGATAACACACAATCCAAGTATGTTCCATTAGACCTTTTTCATGACCAAATAAGGTTAATTGAAGATTACGATAATTACGAAGAAAATATTGCTTTAAAATACCGACAGGCTGGTGTATCTACAATCACATCTGCTTGGGTTTCAAAACGTTTAGTTTTCGCGCCCAAAACAAAACCTGAAAAAATTCTTGTTATCGCCAACAAACAAGATACGTCCATTGAAATGGCAAACAAGATTAGAGCCTTTGTTGAGCAATGGCCGTCTTGGTTAGGTGTGGGATTTTCCAATGACAAGAATGCACAAAAACATTTTAAGTTATCAAATGGTTGTGAGGTAAAAGCTGTTGCAACTTCAAAGGATGCTCTTCGTGGTTATACTCCAACTATTCTTATTTTTGACGAGGCTGCCTTTATCGATGCTGATGATGATTTCTGGTCTGCGTGTATGGCATCTTTGTCTACAGGTGGTAAAGTAATTGTTATTTCTACCCCCAACGGATTCGACCCAATTTATTACAGTATTTACGACCAAGCCCTTCGTGGTATGAATGATTTCAAAATCACGGAAATGTATTGGTATCGTGACCCACGATATTCTAAAGATTTAAAACTTTTAAAAGTTAAAGATATGGTTCATTATCTATTAAATCGTGCTGAATATAAAGATGATGAGATTACCATTGATTATACAGACATTAATCCATATGACCGTGATTTTGACAAAATAAAAAAACAATTTGCTGATGGTTATAAACCATATTCATCTTGGTTTGAATCAATGGCAAAAAAGTTAAAATTTGACAGGAGAAAAATTGCACAGGAATTAGAATGTAACTTCTTGGGTTCAGGTGATTCTGTAATCCCGCCTGACGTAGTTGAAAAGATGAAAGAAAATGACATCAAAAATCCTGAAAACAAATTTATGGGTGGCGCTATATGGCAGTGGAAGGAACCTGTTGAGGGTCACAAGTATATTATGGGTATCGATGTTTCTCGTGGTGATTCAGAAGATTTTACAACTTTTAATATTATTGATTTTGACGAACGTGAGCAAGTTTTAGAGTATCTCGGTAAAATTCCACCTGATGTGGCTGCTGAGGTGGCTATGAAATGGGCGGTGATGTATAGTGCTTTTGTGGTTATTGATATAACAGGAGGTATGGGAGTTTCAACATCAAGAAAATTACAAGAATTAGGTTATAAGAATTTATATGTTGATGGAATAAATGTTGCTGATAAATGGAAATATGACCAAAAAGCCTTAGAAAAAATTCCAGGAATAAACTTTAACTCAAAAAGAGTTCAGATTATTGCTGCGTTTGAAGAGGCATTAAGACATGGATTTCATATTAGGTCAAGTCGTTTGTTAAATGAATTAAACACTTTTGTTTACGTGAATGGTAGACCTGACCACCTTAAGGGACAACATGATGACCTTATTATGTCTTGTGCGATGGCAATCTATGTTGGTGAGACTTCATTTTCACAATTGGAAAAGGTAACGGAAATAACAAAAGCCATGGTGGAAAGTTGGACGGTAAATGAAACACCGGTAAAAGGTTCAATGAAAGACTTCAACCCAGGAATCTCAATGGGGAACTACGGAAGGGACAATCAAAAGTTTGGTCAACCTACACAAAGTGATTATCAGAAGTATTTATGGTTATTCGGTAAATAAATTTATTTCTTTATTTGAAAATGAACCTATTTTTAATTGAAAGCATATAATGGCAGATAATAACTTAACGATTTGGCAAAGACTTGGAAGAGTATTTGGTCCCGACTCAACTTTGGACCAGCAAGCACCTGTCTATAAGTTTGATAAAAAAGAATTACTTAAAACTCCCGACAAACAAGAATACGAAAGAGAGAAATTACAAGCTCAACAGTCGATGTATTTGGGTCAACAATGGACTAAAGTTGAAAGTAATTTATATACTCAAGCCGTATATTATCAACCAACAAGACTTGCAGCCTATTATGATTATGAAAGTATGGAGTATACTCCTGAAATATCAGCAGCTCTTGATATATATGCCGAAGAATCAACAACAGTAAATGAAGATGGATTTATATTACAAATATACTCTGAGAGTAAGCGAATTAAATCAATACTTGCAGACTTGTTCAATAACAGATTGGATATCAATACTAATCTACCTATGTGGACAAGAAATACTTGTAAGTATGGAGACAATTTTGTCTACTTAAAACTTGACCCTGAAAAAGGGGTTATGGGGACACAACAATTACCAAACATTCAACTCGAAAGAATTGAAAGAGGAATGAAAGTTTCTGCAGGAAAATATCAAACAGATGTTACTACAGATGCTTTGAAATTTATTTGGAATGAAAAAGGTTTAGAATTTAACACATGGGAAATAGCTCACTTTAGATTATTGGGTGACGACAGAAAATTACCGTATGGTACTTCTATGTTGGAAAAAGCCCGTCGTATTTGGAAACAGTTAATTTTGTCAGAAGATGCGATGTTAGTATACAGAACTTCAAGAGCACCTGAAAGACGTGTGTTCAAAGTTTTTGTCGGAAACATGGATGACAAGGATGTTGAACCGTATGTACAACGTGTTGCCAATAAGTTCAAAAGAGACCAAATTGCTGACCCACAAACAGGAAACGTGGATTTAAGATTCAACCAAATGGCTGTCGACCAAGATTTCTTTATTCCTGTTCGTGACCCTAATGCACCAAACCCTATCGATACCCTACCCGGAGCTCAAAATCTTTCAGAGATTGCAGACATTGAGTATATCCAAAAGAAATTATTAACAGCTCTTAGAGTACCTAAGGCGTTTCTTGGATTTGAAGATGTTGTTGGTGATGGTAAAAATTTATCTTTACAAGATATTCGATTTGCCCGCACTATTAATAGAATCCAAAAATCTATGATTCAGGAATTAAATAAAATTGCGGTTATTCACTTATACGTTCTTGGATTTGAAGATGAATTAAATAACTTTATATTAGGTCTAACAAACCCATCATCACAAGCTGATTTGTTAAAATTAGAAACTTGGAAAGAAAAAATTCTTCTTTACAAAGATGCTGTTGGTGACCCAGGTAATGGTATTCAGGCAGTTTCATCTTCATGGGCTAAAAAACATATTCTTGGTTTCTCAGATGAAGAAATTAAACTCGACATTCAACAACAAAGAATTGAAAAGGCTGTAGCTGCCGAACTTGAACAAACACCTCAAGTGATAACTAAGACAGGTATATTTGATAACTTGGATAAGTTATACGGTAATAAAGGAACACAACCTGCTCCGGGTGAAGAACCCGCAGGTGAAACAACAGAGCCTGCTATCGGTGATTTAGGTGGATTTGGTGAGCCAGCATCTTTAGAAACAGGAGCTCCTGAAACACCTGAGGCACCAGCAGCAGGTGGTGGTGCTGCTGAAGTCACACCCGAATCAATCAAAGATAAAGATATGAATCTTTTAATCGAGGATGACATTTTGAGAGGTCAAGACGTACTAGATTTGTCCAAAGGAAGAAAATCTTTGGGTAAAATTGAAGATAAGCTTAATGAGTTACTGAATAAGTAATATTTATTAATAAAAATATTATGAATAAGTTCGGACAATTTAAATCAAATTTAGACCATCTAATGGTTCAATCATACGGTAAAGAAAATTTCAAAACCGTAATGAAAGAGTTCAAAAATAACTTCTTGTCCAACAAAGCCATCTCTGAGATGTACTTTATCTATAATGATTTATCAACACAAAAAGGTATCAACAAAGATATTGCTGGTGAATACGTTAATGAATCGTTCGAAAAATTATCTGATTTAATTTCTTCTAATCAGAAAAAAATTGATGAACTATACAAATGGGTAAAAACAAATTTAAAAGGTGATGTTGAAAACGAATACTCCGACATTGATTTTGTAGTTTACGAAAATAAGATTACAAATCTTGAAAGAATATTAGAGACAAAAACACAAATTAAAAATCTTTTACTTTCAACAAAAAAAGAAAAAGTTCAAGAAAGTGTAAACATTCCACTTTCATCTATGTTGAAAATTGTTACAAATACATTCAATAAAGAATATTCAAATATTTCTGAAGAAGATAAAAAAGAGTTAAAATCTTTATTGTCCTTGAATAAAAAAGAAATTTCAGGAGAAATCAAATTAGTCAAAGAAAGCGTCATATCAAAATTGTCGGATAAAATCACAGAGTCAGATGATTCTGAGTTAAAAGAAAAGATTAGTAATACAATTCAAAAAATACAAGAAAGTGAATCTGATTTGATTTCGTTATATAAACTTAAACAATTAGAACAAGGGTTATAAAGAAAAAGTCCGATTTAGTCGGACTTTTTTATTTTGTGTCTATGTGTTGAAGATATTGTTTGTATTTGGCTTTTTGTTTTTTCATTCTTTTTGTTACCGATTTTTTGACAAATTCCTGTCTTTCACGTAACATATCAATCTGTTTGGTCTTAATGACCTTGTACTTGTATCGTTTTAACGCTTTTTCGATACTTTCACCTTTTTGTACTTCTATTACTATCATAATACTATCTTAATAAATATAGTTGAATTTTGGAAGTTTTTGACAAATACTTTTTTTTTGATTATAATATATCAAACAATAAAACTTCTTAGATGAAACAATAAATGAAAAAAGGAAAAACATCGAAATTATCAATTTTTGATGATGCGAAATGTGTGTACGGAACGGTAGATTCAATAAATTTTAAATCACTTTACATAAACATACAATCTTGGGTTGAACCAATAATAGAGGTAAAAAATTGGGATAGAGTAACGGGAAATTTAAATAGACAAATTAAACATAATTTGTTAGAGGTTATTGACCAAGATGTGTTTGAAAAAAACTCTATTGTTGATTTGGACCTACGCTCAAGTGGGATACAACTAAATAAAAAAAGTTTTATGAGTTTAGAAATCACACTATTTCTAAAAGATTCTCTTGAATTTAAATCACAAATTTTAAAAGAAAAAATTAAAAAAATTGCTAAGTCTGTTTATCAAGATGAACTTTTAAGGTCGGAATATTTTCAACTATCAAAATCAAAATCAAAAAACATTTGATATTCCATAGTATTTATTATAAAAAAATACAATGAGAGTATTAGGTCCAAACGATTTAGGAAATGGTATATTGGTTGAATGGGATGCGGGAACAGTATCACCTAACGAATTCAGAAACGCTGAAGTAATAAGAGAGTCTTATGGTCAGATGGAACACTCCAAGCCTTTTGAATTTTACGCAACACTTCAAAAATATGGCGTACCAAATAGAAATGGTAGAGTTTATCCTGAAAGGATATTAAAGAGGGAGGTTGAAAAATATAAGAAAGCAATTAATAAAGGTCTTTCGATATCTGAGTTAAATCACCCTGAATCTTCACTAATTGATTTAGAGAGAGTGTCTCACCTTATTACTGATGTATGGTGGGATGGTAATGTCCTTATGGGTAAGATTAAATTACTAACAACACCAGGTTTCCATGAAAGAGGTATTGTTTCATCACCTGGTGATGTTGCGGCTAACTTAATGAGACAAGGTGTTACTATGGGGGTTTCGTCAAGAGGTATTGGTTCTTTAGCTAAAAAAGGGGAACAAAATGAAGTTCAAGATGATTATGAATTAATTTGTTTTGACTTAGTATCTTCACCATCTACGCCAGGAGCTTATTTGTTTTTAAATAAAGAAGACAGAAACGAGTACGAAGAAAACTTAGAGGAAGAAAAAAAATCACCTGAAAACATTACAAAAAATGATAAGTCTGTTGACTTAATGAGAAGACTTTCCGATTATTTAGGTTATTAAAAAAAATTAAAACTATGGACGAAAAATATTTTGTAGCCAAAATTCAGTATGACTTGGTCGATTCTGACACTGGCAAAGTGAAAAAAATTAGAGAAGAAAAATTGGTGAAAGGTTTCAGTGTTACTGATGTTGAAGCTAAAGTCACTAAAAGGTTTGAAGGTTTTACAAACGATTGGAGAATCACTTCAGTCAGTGAAAGTAAGATTGACGAAGTTTTCGAATAAAAAATTTATTAAAATATTAAAAATTAAAATCGGGATAAAACCCGATTTTTTTTTGCCCTTTCATTAAAAAATAAACTTTTTTTAAAACTGAGATATTTATTAAGTAAAATAAACAAAAACTCTTGGTTAAAACTAAAATGCAAAACGAAAAAAAATCTTTAGTTGAAGAGGCACTTTTACAAATGAAAAATTTGGAAGAAGCCGTAACTCAAAATGCAAAAGGAATACTTGCTTCAACAATGAAGGAAGAAATCAGTGAACTAGTAAAGGAATCTCTTGAAGAGGTTGAAGAAGCGGAGTCTATGGAAAAAGTATCAGAAATGGAAAAAGGTGAGATATCTCACAAAATGAAAGAACAAGCTGAACTTGAAGTAGACGATGAAGAATCTGATGATTTAGAATCTGATGATGAATTTTCTGATGAAACATTAGGAGATGAAGAAGACCTTATGTCTTTGGATTTACCTGGTGATGAATTAGAAGTAGATGATGAAGAAGAAGTTCTATTACCTTTAGACCTTAGAACTGCGTCTGATAATGAAATCTTAAAAGTCTTTAAAGCTATGGGCGAAGAAGACGGTATTATTGTTTCTAAAGATGAAGATTCAATTCATCTTAAGGATACTAATTCTGATGTTGAATATGAAATTCACACAGAAGGTGAAGACGATGAAGAAACAATGGACAAGATGTACGAAGAAGACGATGTAGTTTACGAAATCGAAATTTCTGAAGACGAAAACGAAATGGAAGATTATGAAGATGAATCTTCCGATGAGGAGTACGAAGAAATGAGTGAAGGTAACTACGGTATGGGAAAGGGTGAAAAATCAAAAACCCATAAAGGTGATGAAGATTACACAACTAAAAAAGGTATGACTAAAAAAACAAAAGCATTCGAAGGTGAGGTTGACGAGTCAATGACTATTAAACCAAAAGGTATGGGAATGAACCTTAAGAAAAAATCATTTGACCTATCTGAAATGGAAGATTCTGAAATGGAAGACGGTGAAATGAAAGAAGGTTCAATGACTATCAAACCTAAGGGTGTTGGTATGAACTTAAAAAAGAAGTCATTTGAAATGTCAGAGGAAGAAGAGGCTGAAACAACTGAAGCTGCTCGTACTTTGGGTAATGGTTCTAAGAACGACCCAAAAAGACACGGTTTACCAAAACAAAAGGTAAGAACTGTATCTGAGAGTGAGATGGCTAAAGAAGTAGAATCTTTGAGAGCAAAGAATGAAGAATACAGAAAAGCATTAAATATTTTCAGAGAAAAATTAAATGAAGTTGCTGTTTTCAATTCAAACTTAGCTTACGCAACACGATTGTTCACTGAGCAAACAACAACAAAACAAGAAAAAATTAACATTTTGAGAAGATTTGATACTGTCGAATCTTTAAAAGAATCTAAGACTTTATATAAGACTTTGAAAGAAGAATATGTAAGCAAGGAGACAACAACATTATCAGAATCTGTTGAGTCTAAAGTTTCTAAAACACCTTCAAGAGGTGCTTCGACAAACCTTATTGAGTCTAAAACTTATGAAAATCCACAATTCTTAAGAATGAAGGATTTAATGAGTAAATTACAAAAATAAAAATAAACTAAAACAAAACTAAATAAAAACTAAAATGGGAGCATTATTAGAATCAGGCTTAGTTGGTAACATCGGTCTTAAGCACTTGAAAGTTATCAAAGAAGACACAATCAACAAATGGGACAAATTAGGTTTCTTGGAAGGTTTGAAAGGTCACATGAGAGAAAATGTGGCTCAACTTTACGAAAACCAAGCGTCTCACCTTATAAACGAAGCATCATCTACATCTGACACAGGGTCATTTGAGACGGTTGTCTTCCCTATCGTTAGA